CACCAGTGCTTGTTGTCTCAAACTTTTTAATAGCATTGTGGTAAAGTTCTACTGCACCAGCACCAATAGCTTTAACCATATCTGCACTAGAAGCAGACCTCAATAGTACTCGAGTACCGTCTATATGCAAATTGCCTGTGCCTACATCTCTTATATAACTATGACTACCATCATGGTAAATCTGTAAATCACTATCATCACCGAATAGTGCTTTTACATTATCAGGGAATGTTAAATTAGAACCTGTATATATTTCTGATTTATAAGCTTGAATTTGAACTAGGTCGCCTGATACAGCGGCTGAAGTAAGAGTAACACTTGTTCCGTTTGTAGCCGTAAAGTCTGTTCCCCAATCAAGAAGAAGACCATTTAAAAATACAGCAACCTTTGGAGGAGAGCCAGTAGTATATGCAAGAGTAGTTCCATTTTGATCCGAGCCACTAAAGACTGTGGTATTAGATGTTACTGCATATTCGTATATATTGAATGTGTCTGCTAGATTATTAGCACCAATTTCTACAATTGTTTCTGTACCACTTACGCTCTTTTTAAGATACAGTTTACCATCGTAAGTGTTTATGGCTAATTCGCCGAGTGCTAATGCAGATGTTGTTGGAACCGACCCGCTTGTTGCGGATCTTCTTAATTTGACTGTCTGGCTCAATTTTGGCCTCTCCTATTTGTTCAATCTCTATATAGAGCTTATAAAATTATGTTAGGTTATATAAACCTTTATTCTATTTATAACAACTAGGAGAGGAGTTTAGTATGTTCCACCATCAATAATATCAGAAGCTACTGGAACACCTGAGGAATTAAACTGAATTAATTTACCTTGAGTACCTGTAACAAAATTAATACCGGATCCTGTAACAACCATAACAGAATTATTAGTAACACTAGTTAGACCAGTACCACCTTCTGCAATTGCAAGTTGAGTTCCTAATGTTAATGCACCGGTAACATCTAAGTTATCTGTAACCTGGACTGTACCGCCTGCAGAATCAAGAATTAAATTACCAGAGCCTGTACTGATTTCATTGGTACCGTCAATCGCAATCTTAATATTATCTGCATAAAGTCCACCAAATGCTGCATCTGACCATGGTGTTGAAGCATTCTCGCCTCCACTAAAGTCCTCATCATTGGTGAATACAAATCTTTCTGTTTGAATATCAAATCCAAAGAAACCTTCTTTAACAGCACTACCATCATGCCACTTAAATCTGATACCTCTATCAATACCGTCAGCCGCTGAAGTATTATCAGCTAAGACTAAGACTGGATCATCTAGTGAGATATTAGTTGAATTAACAGATGTTGTAGTACCGTTAACAACTAAGTTACCACCAACTGTTAAATTACCGCCAGTAGTTACTGTATCAGAAGTGGTATCACCAAGAATTGTATTACCATTAACAGTTAAGTTTCTTGTTACAGTAGTATCACGAGTAACAGATAAATCCTGACCGATAGTCACATCGTTGGGTAAACCAATTTGAAGAGTTACATCTGTTCCTGATTTAGAAGCAGCAGTTACAATTTCATTTGCTGTCCCTGTGATTTGTAAATCATCTGTTAAGAGATCAACATCTCCTGTACCACTATCACCATCAACAGTAAGAGCAGTAGCAACAGTTACTGTTCCAGCATCTGTTAATCTACCTTGTTGGTCAACTGTAAATGTTGGAATAGCAGTTTGTGAACCGTATGATCCTGGTGTTACTGCAGTATCATTCAGGTCAATAAGTACTTGATTACCTGAACCTGTGGTTGTAATTCCTGTATCACCAAGAATACTTAATGTTTCTGAATCCAAGTCAATAGATAATGCACCACCATTATCACCTTGGAAGTCTAAATCTTGAGCAGTAATTTGAGCATCAATATAAGTTTTTGCCGCTAGTGCAGTTACTAATTGAGAGTTACTGGCCCCAGTTAAAGAAGTAGAAGTAGAAATACTTGTAACAACTTGTCCTGAACCACCAGTACTTTCTAATGCAAGACTACCAATATTTAATTCGGTAATGTGTTTATTGCCGTCTACAATTAATGCAGAGTTAGCTGTTGTTGTGCCATGTACATGTGATAATAGGTTAGTAAAATACTTACCACCGATAATATCAATCGAAGAAGCGACACCACCGCTTTCTGTACCCGAACCGATATATAATCGCTCACCTGCTTGTGCTTGACCTTTTGAAGTTTGCTCATAAGAGTATGCAAGTTCACCGGTTTTTAAATTACTAGGGGAGTTGGTGTTAGAACCCGTAGATAATATTTTAATTCTTGTTAAATTCGACATACTAGTATGTGCCTCCAATTATGTTCAGATTTTCATTTTCAATCTGAGTTGTAATTTTATATTCGCCTACTGAACCGTCATAGATCATCATTGCGCCGTCTGACTGTCCGTTTACATTTACATTAGCAAGGTCACCAAGTGTTAGTCCTTGTGCACTGATTTTTACAGTCTGTGCAACAATTTCATTTTGGCCGGTTTTCTTACCTTTTATCTGATTAGTCTGCCTAATCTTTCCTCTAATAGCCATTTAAGAAGCCCTCGTTACTCCTGGTGTTACCTCTACTTGCCCTTCAACTACTCTGGTTATAGCACCATCAGCAGCTGTTATTTCCACATCATATACATATCTTCCAGCCTTCAAACTATTTGTCTGCGTGGGCGTTAATGATATTTTTACCGTGCCTTCTAGCGCACTAGAAACAACTGCAGTAAAGTCAGTAGCCGTAGTTGAACTATATGTTCTACGCATCTGCCCTGCTGCTGTATAGCCGGTAAGTGGTAATATATTACCTTCGTTATCCGATACATCAATCTCTGCGGAAAAAGATGTGCCTTGGTCAATAACTATGTTAGATATAATTGCCATTTTATTCCTTACCTACCTATTTATATCTTTTAGGGCCTCAATTTCTGCCCTGAGTAATTTATTTTCTTCTTTTAATTCTTTTATTGATTCAATAAAGAGAGCAGATAGTTGGTTATAATCTACAACCTTATGTGTCTCACCTTCTTCGCTTAGAGTATCTACATCTTTAACAGCTGAAGGTAATACTTCTTCTACATTCTGAGCAATTACACCAGCAGCTGAACCTCTTTCTTTATCTTTCCAGTCAAAGGTAACTCCATCTAGTTGTGATACTAACTCTAATGCGCCTTCAACCTTTTGGATATTTTCTTTTAATTTTCTATCTGACGAGGTTGCTGATGAGAATGCAATAATATCTCCAGCGGCATCAATTTGACCACCAGCAGAAAATCTAAGTTCATGTGTTCCTGTTGTATCACTCGTCCCACTATGACTATCAAAATAAATATATCCAGTTCCGCTGGCATCGATTGTCATATTACCAGTGTTGATAGTGCCCATTTTCCTGACATGGTTTCTTTGATCAGTATCTAAGTTAATAGTCGAAGACATTTGTGATGTGTTATTAGTCAGATCAAATTCACTTCCAAATGCAATTGATAATGTATCTGTTTTTGATGCCGCATTAAAATTAGTTCCCCCGGCTCCTGCTGTACCAATTGTAATTGTTGAGAATGCATTCTGGTTAACTTCAGCATTACTTGCAATACCAGTAAGTTTATTATAACCACCTACTGTTAATACACCCGGACCATTCGCATCTGCAGATGGTAACTCAACATTATTACCAGTAGATGATGTTACTGTTAAAACACTGGCTGTTCTGGACCATGAAAGGTTTGTTCCAACGTGAGGAGCAGTGTTTGTGAATCTAATAGCCTTATTAGTATCATCTCTGTCAATGTCAATGCCTGTGCTTTCAACAAAGGTTAAGGTTGTTGCATTACTATTTGCAGTAACGTAGCCGGTCTCTGACCAAGAATAACCACTATCAGTAGAGCTAACAGACATAGTTTTAAAGATATTCTGACTTGAACCTCTATCTGTATTTGTAAAGGTTAATTGATCATCAGCAGTAAAGTTGACATCCATACCGGTGCCTTCTTTATACCACAAAGTATCACCAGAGGTAATACCATATGTTGTGCCATCATGATCTTTTGCAGTCCACGAACTATAATTATCATAGGTTGCTGTAGTCACACCAGTTACATGGCCATATCCATCAACTGAAAATGATGCAATTCCACTGGAGCCTTGTGCGCCTGATAGTGTTGAAGTGTCAGCATGATTAATATGTATAATATCTGATGCTGGGGTAACTGATAATGTAATACCACTGTTTCCTGCGTCAAGATAAAGTGTATCATTATTATTATCCGCAGTACAAGTTCCTAAAACCGTGTTGGCCTCGTTCCTAGCTGTAACATTTTTAAATATGTTTTGATCAGAACCCTTATCGGTATTAGTAACAGCAAATGTTAGATCATAGGGATCCGCATTTGAACCATTACTTACATCGCTCCAGTTAATATCAATTGATGCACCTGAACCAGTGCCTTCTACAAATTTCCATTCATTGGCCTGATTGATTGTGACTTCTGTTCCATCTCCATCTTCAACTTGGAATGATCTAATATATCTGCTATCTAAATCAACAGTTGTTACACCTGCCACTGTTGTGTGACCAAATGTGTCAAAGTCAAAGTCAATATCTTGTAATACAACTCCATTTGAATTATTAGAAGTTAAGTTAGCAACACTTGAAGTATCAGTATGGCTAATAGAGAATCTATCACCCGAAACGTCATCAGCAACTAATGTGATTCCACTGTTACCTGCATCGATGATTAATGTATCATTATTATTATCAGCAACCAAGGTTCCTAAAGCAGTATGTGCAGAATTTCTTAATTGTACATTCTTAAAGATATTTTGAGATGAACCTCTATCTGTATTTGTAAAGGTTAATACATCATCAGCAGTAAAGTTGACATCCATACCGGTGCCTTCTTTAAACCAAAGTGTATCATTTTGTGTGATAGAGTATGTTGTACCATCATGGTCTTTAGCATTCCAAGATCTGATGTATCTGTCATCTAAATTAACTTCATCAATTGCAGTAACATGACCGAAACCGTCAACTGTAAAGTCTTGGATTACATAACCACCAGTACCAGTACCTAACTGACCTAAAAGAGTTGATGTATCTGCATGACCATATTCAATCGTTGAACCACTTCTTGTTACTGTTAAACCAGCAGCTTGATTAAATGTCACAGTTTCTGCAGTTGTAATACTTTCCGAACCAGAAACACCTTCAGCCGCTAAGTTCCAATTATCATAATCAGTTTGTTCTGTAATAATATTATAGTATGTTCCGTTTGATGCCTGGGCCTGCCAAGTATCAGTTGATTCGTTCCAAATTAATGAACGGTTAGTAACGCTACCTCTTTCTACTTCAAAACCAGCATTCTGTGTTGGAGTACCAGTTTCATCAGCGTTTAAAACAATGATGTTATCGCCGATGTTAACCTGATTTGAATTTACCTGAGTTGTAGAACCAGATACAGTTAAGTTGCCGCCAATATAAACATCTTTAGCAATACCAACACCACCTGCAACTCTTAATGATCCCGATGTTGTGCTTGTAGACTGAGTATTACTTAGTACTCTTAGTGTGCCTGGAGCTCTTAAATCAGTAGGTAAACCAAATTCAACTTCATCATCTTTGGCCTCTGTTACAATCTGATTTGCGACTCCATCAAAGTGAAGTGTTTCAGATGCAAGATTAATTACTTGATGCCCAGAGCCGCCACTATTAGTTTCTGCACTAAATGTTAATTCTGTAACAATACTTGCGGTCGTTGCAGCTGTTATTCTACCTTTATTATCAATAGTTAATACAGGAATTGCCGTTGTACTACCATATGAATTTGCAGAAACACCTGTAGTTTTTAATGCAAAGTCAAAGTTTTGATTTGTAGAATCCCAGGTGGCATTTAAATCTGTTTCTGTGTTATTGGATATTAAATCTTGAGCATTATAGAATGTTACAATATCTGCAGTAAGAGCATTTCCACTATCGTCAATACCTACTGCCTGCCAAGCTCTATCTGGTTTGGTTCCAACTACACCTTCGTTCCACTGAATTTTTGCATCGAGTGTTGGTGAAGTTGCACCACCAACAGCACCATTAATATTGATAGCACTTCTATCAATTTCAATACCTTCTGAACTTGCACTAGAAGCAAGAGTAATAAATGCTGTATCAAAGGATAGAGATGAACCAGCACCTCCACCAATTAGAAGTGTACCATCAATGTCAAGAGTTGCACCATCAGGAATTGTAAGTGTGTTACCTGTAGTAAATGTAATATCCTGATCAAAAGTCTGACCGGTTGTAGTAGTTGTTCTGATTACAGTTGAATCAACTTCAATATCATTGGCGTTAACAGTAATACCACCATCTGTTGCACCAACAACATTGATTGTTTTATCACTTCTTAAATTACCGCCACCTGCTAAACCAGCACCAGCAGTAATAGTTGTTCCTGAAATCTCGTTAATTGCACCTTTAATGTGCGTAGCGGCCAAATCAGTGAATGAAATACTATTATCAACAGTTACGGCACCATCAATTAATTTCATAACCTTACCGATGTCTGTGTCATTATTGACTACACCAGTTTTTAGATTATCTAATGTTCCAGCAATTGTAGTGGAACCATAAGTTCCGGTATTGTAAATATCTGAATCACCGATTGCAGTATTAAGTAAATTAACTGCTACTGTTAAGTTTGCTGCACCTACTGCCTCAGTATCGGTACCTGTAATAACACCACTACCGATTGTTGTTCCTAATTCAACAATAGCACCACGGACATCAGTAGCAGCAATATTAGCACCAGCACCCCATGTTACATAATTACCTGTTGTTCCTCTAAGTGCAGTTTCAAGCTCAAGTATTGCAGTTGATACAGTTGATGCATCAGTACCCATAGCGGCAGAAGTAATTGTTCCTAATTCTGCATCGTGTTCATTAATTCCACCAATGACTCCATCCGAAGAAGCAGTAGTTAAAGTATAATTAGTTAGAGCTGTGCCTCTTAGGGCAACTTCTAATTCATTGATACCACCTACAAGGTAATTGGCACCAGTATTAAGTGTTACGGACCCCGCAGTATGAATATCAGCATATACTGCATTTAATCCGTCACGTATATTAGTACCTGCAGTTACAGTATAATTAGTATTTGTACCTCTTAGGGCTGCTTCTAATTCATTAACTGCACCAATAACACCATCGGTTTGATTAGTTGTTCCAAGATTATAGTTACTTAAATTACCTCTTACTGCAGTCTCTAATTCATTAACACCACCAACAAGATAATTAGCATCAGTACCTAATGTGACACTATCTGTTGTGTGAATATCATCATAGATTTCATTAATAGAATCTAAGATAGAAGTTTTATCAGTAGTTTTTAAATTTGCAAGAGTTCTTTTTGTTCCACCCTCTACATTAAATAGGTCTGCTTCGTGTTCATTGATTGCTGATTGTAAATCAGTCGCACTAGTTGTTAAATTTTCTACTGTTCCAATATCATCTTGTACTTCGTTAATTGCTGTAACTAAATCAGTTGCAATAACTTTAATATCATCATTAATACTTAATGAAGAATTAAATTCAACTATATGCCCTGTGGTTTGATCAAATGGAGTGAATGCAGTATGTTCAGCGCCAGCAACTTTTGCCTGAGCTGCAGTATAACCTAAAATTCTAATTTGAGCACTAGCACTATAAGTTCCACTATGAGATTTAATATAAAGATGTGATGTTCCAGCATGATATACTGTACCATGCCATGATGCATTATCTTCAACTTGAGCTAATGTACTTCTATTAGCACTATCTTGATAAACAGTAGAACCTTCAGTAAACTTAGTTAAATCAGGACTTCCTGTTAATATAACTTTACCTGTAGCATTAGGAATATGATAATCAGCAGCTGCAAGGCCTTGAGTTAATTCTGTAGAACCATCCAGTACTCTAATTGCTGCTTTATCATATGATTCAGAAATTAATCTTAAAACATTAGCATTAGCAATCGATGAACCACCAACACTTAAATCAAGTGATGAATTAAAATTACCCGTAGAATTTTTTACCAAGATTTTTGGTTTATTATCAATCGTTACAATAGACTCAATTGTTGCCGAATAACCGCCTGTTTGGCCAACACCAGCACCAGCAATAAATGCACTTGGAATACTTGTACTATCTGCAAGAATAATGTAACCCGCAGTATTATCAATAGAGGTATCTGTTATTAACGGAAAAACTTGCGTCTTTGAATTATCATCATCACCATCAATAATATTTAATTTTAAACCCGACACATTATCGTGTTTAAATACTTTATCTGTTAACCTAGAATCTAATCTATCATCAGCTCCAAGGTTTAGTGAGACTTCATTTGACTTTTGTCTCCACTCCTCGAATGTATTAGATTTTAAAATTTTAATTTCGTTGTCGGCCATTATTTACCACCTAAATTTTTTAATAGTGCTTTAATTTCTGCAATGTCATTTTTCATTTCAGCAAGTTCATCCGATTGTTTATTTCTCTTAGCTATTTGAGATAATCTTTGATTATATGCCGTCTTATTATTATTTATAACGGCATGATTTGTTAAATCTCTTTCTAGGTCAAAATTGTTGTCTATTTTTATTTTATTCATTATGTTGTCGCAATTGCCCTAAAGTCTCTAATAGTTGGAATATCTGTACTTCTTACACTTTTTAATACAACCTTTATACTGAATTTACTGAAAGGAGTATTTAGAGTAGTAAAGTCTTTCTGGTAATGAACCTCTGAATATACACCATTACTGTTTGTTGGTACTATTTGGTCTGGAGTCATTTCACTCCAATCAATAGCATCAAAATCAACATCAGAATCATCGGTAATTTTATACCAAACTTCGATATCAGCATTCTTTGGTTTATTTGCATTTATATAAACATCTAATACATTAGCATCAGTATTAAGAGTTACTTGTTTAGTGATATATTTAGCAGCTGCAGATGAGCCTGTTCCAGAAGATTCAGCAACATAAGTACTATAATTTGCTTGATGTTCCTCAGGACTATTAATTCTATTTTGAATAGTAAATAAAGATGTTCTATTTAAATCAATTACAGGAGAAAGATTTTCTTTACCGCTGTTACTTAATACACACCTTAGTTGGAATGGTTTAGAAGCTAAACTTTTAAATGCTTCATTTCTTTCTGAGGCAATCATATATGGTTTTTCAAACTGAATATTTTTATTGCCTAAAATTTCTTGTTCACTATCATATGTGTAAAATGATTGTCCTGAATCATTCTGTCCATCTTGTGAATAACCAGTTAAACCAGTGTGAAAATATTTAATTCCTGCTTTATCAAATTCAATGGTAGAAGCATTTAATTTTAGTACATCATACATCTGATTTTCAGAAGCAGTTACGGCAGTACCACCACCTCTAATTCCTGTCGATGCAGCCTGGCCCGTTACTGTAATAGTATATGAATCAAGTTCAGCATCATTTACTGTATGGTTACCATTAAGTGCTGACGCCACAATATTGTTTACTGTTCCTGAAACACCTGCAATACTTACTGAGTGATTACCATCAACTCCATACATACCGTGGTTTTTATGCATCACTCTAATTCTACAAGTTGAACTTGTAACATTTTGTTCAAACACCAATGGATTTAATCCTAGTGTTTTTAGAGGCACTGCATCATTTACAAAATTAACTTCTGCAGATGAACCAGTAAATGAAGCTCTATTTAATTTAAATTTAAGATCTTTATTTTGTTCTGGAGTCCAAGTAGAAGCATTAGCAGAGGTAAAGAATACACCATCAAATGGCTGTTTAGTAATTCTCTTATCAATATCTGTTAAATCAAATTTACTTGTTTCTGCAACATAAACTTTATATTTGTCTGAGTTTGAAATTGCAACGATTGCATATTCTGTACCTTCTTTTAGGTAAACAGGAAAGTCCCAATTAATTGTTGTGGAACTTGATGCATTAGCATTTGCAAAGTTAGCAGGTGTTGATGCAATATCAGTAGGATATACCACAACGTCTGCGCCTGGAATAATTCTTTGTGTTGGGTAACCATTTTCTACTTCTCTAATAGAAATACAAATCGGAATATTTAAATCAATTTGATTAAAGAATAACTCAACACTAGTAGTAAAGATACCACCTTCTGTTTTAATAACAAAGGATTCTGCAATAGGATCATAATACCTAATTAATTCATGATTGGTTTCATTTGTTCTTTTTGTGACTGTTTTGCTTTGATTCACTTCTCTGTATGCAATTCTAGGAACCTTTGTATTAACAATTGTTCTCTGGAATGTCTCTAAGATGCCTTGTGCATAAAAATTTTCAATAGCCTTAGTAGTAGAATTAGCATCATTGTTTGTTGATGAATCTGTTAATTTAAATTCTCTAGTACCAGTTTTAAATTTAAGTGCATCATTTCTAGGTATTACGAATGAACCTATAACTCTACCTGATGCATCTGTTGTTAGATTACCACTGCCGCTTGGATGTGTAGTAGCATTTCCATAAGTGGTAACACTTGATCTATCAGAGAATTCAGTCATTGCAGATTCTTCTCTACAATATGCAGAAACATCAACACCATTAAAGAATGGATATACTCTTGTAGATGGTTTTAGTAATTCTGCTTGGAAGAAAATCTTTCTAGATCTCATAAATGGGATAAAGTTAGTTTCTACTACCACATTACCCATAACTTTAGATTGAACATCTGATGTTACAAATGATTCAATACCATCTCTTGAAGCAGTACCAGTTTCAGTGAATGCATTTACTGTAGTTCTAACTTCAGCTCTACTTTTGCCCCGACTATTAGCAGTACCAGTTAATCTTTCAGCCTCTGAAGCTCTCATTCCGCTTTGATTCTGACTAGAAGATGAGATTAATTCTTTACCTGTCCAGTTGGTTTCCCATTCATTCCAAACGGTACCTAAGATGCCGTCAGACTCTGCCATATTAACAAACTGCTCATAGATAGAATTATCATCAATGATAATATCAGGTCTTTGGTCTACATCTTTCCATTCGTCTGATTCTGGAGACAACTTAATTGTGCCATCCCAAATGATCACGTTGTATGGGTTAACAAATTCTGCATAAGAAGAATAAGGTTGATTTAATTCTGTAACATTTGTATAAGGCATAGTAATAATACCACCCTTAGCTGATTTAACTGCTGTACCAGAATCACCTGTTTTTCTTACTAGGTTAATATTTCTTTCATCAAACTTAGGTCTTAGGATACCATTTTCTTTGTCAATGGATACAGCATAATCTGGGTGACTTGTATCACCTACATTATGTCCATAGAAACCATCAACAATAAATCCATTTTTAAATCTTGCATCTCCATTTGAATCCAAAATTTGAGATTCAACAGCACTCTTTTCTAACAATGACAGAGATGTATAATATTCTAAATTTTTAACTCTTTTATCGAGAGCACCAATGTCTCTCATTGTGTATCTCTTATTATCAATAGGTGTTACTAAAACATCTGAAACACTAAAGACATAAGGATTTAATTTAATATTGTATAAGTGAATTGAGTCTTCAATTGACTCTGGCTCAACTGGGAACAATGAAGATGTTCCTTTAACTACTTTATAGTCTCCAGACTTTGTTAAGAAGATCTTATCAATTCTACCTAAGAAGTGAGTAATTTTAAGTTCAACTGTTCCTACAGGAGCAATCATATTTGTTGCAATCTCTCCTGTACCAGAAGAAAATTCGGAACCGGCAGTTGCACCTGTTCTTGCTTTAGTTGGTCTAAAGTCAATAGCATCTCTTAAATTAATACCATTAAATGTTGGTATAGATGCATAATCGTTTGCAAAGTCATATGAATCAACAGAAAAATAATCACCACCAGTATTGTGTCTATAACAGTCAAACGTTACAGTATAATTACCAGCAGGAAGTGATTCACCACCTTTTAAAATTACATTACCAATATCATAGAATGATTCTCTTTGTCCATTATCTAATAAGAATCTATCAGCATAATCATTGCCTGATGCATCAGTAATTGTTTTAATTCCTAAAATGTCAACTTCGGCTAATGGATATACTGATTGTGCGGCATCATATGTAATAGTAGTAGTAGCATTTAATATTTTTGTTTTTGTTTTGGCCTGCGCATTTAACTTTCTTACTGTACAAATGATGACAGCTGCCTCGCCGTTGTAAGCAGTTAAACCACTAATTGTAATACTGTTTGTCGCAACACCAGATACATTTGAATCTGCAATTTCTAAAATGTCTTGGTTATCACCTAAAGCACCACTATGAAATATTACATCATCATCATTAGATAATGTCGTACCAGAAGGTAAACCAAAAGTAACACTACCACCTGATACACTTTGACCTGATAATCTTACACGAACATCAATATCTGCTGTATGATTGGAGCCATCTTTTAATGTTTTAATAGAAGTTGCTGGTAGTGGAAATACAAGGGAGTTATTACCTGTATCAAATCTCTTACCCAATGCACTAGAATGTAAATTAGCTTCAAATGTGGATCCTTGTCCAAGTTTTGCAACACTACCAAATGCTTGGCCAGAGTCCATGGTTACATCAAAGACATATAATCTAAATAAAGTTTCAGCACCATCATATTCCAGACCCCTTGCTCTACATGTACCAATGTCTGTTCCACTTGAGTTCTTTAAATCAATAACTGTTAGACTGTTAATATCTGGAATGCCTTCGCATTCGTTCTCGTCTAGTTTTAAATAGTTACCAAAGCCGATAGACTGAATAGTCTCTGGTATTACAAATTCGTCCGAAGCTGCTCTGGTTTTATCTAAAACAATGTGTTCTGTACCAGTTTTTTCTACTCTACGGCCGTCTATATAGGCAACACTAGGCTCAACTCCGATTGCAATCTTATCATCATCTCCACCTTGACCGGCCACCAAGTAACCATTATTATTATTTGCATTTAAATGTTCCTTAATGTCAAGAATAAATGGGCCAGTGACATAATCTCCGCTTTCTTCTGATGTTCTAGTTTCTAGCCTTGTAGACAATTCTGTATCAACAGGATTCTCGTTCTTCTTAAAAACGATCCCGTTATTAACTGTCATTAAATGAATATAATCATCAGTTGCTCTAGAAGCTAAATTTATGTTTTCTTTAATTAGTGTAGTATCAATAACATATCTATTTGCGCCTGGAGCAGATTCATTAGAAGTGCCTTGCGCGTTATCAACTAGATCAGTATAACCAGAATCAGCTGATGATTTTATTGATTCACTAATTGATAGTCCAATAATATATGTTGGTGTGTTAGTATATTTGTCAAGAATTAAAGTTTCCTTTGGCACATGTACCATATTACCCGAGATGAAATAAACACCTTCCGAAATAGATACACTAGAACCTACACCCGTTTGATTTGCAATAGATGAACCACTAGCACCACCAACAGTAGCAGACTTAGCGACATCAGCATCAGATGTAATAGTTTCACCAGCAGTAAATACCTTCTCTTGATTAGTACCTGAATTAGTATATTTCAAGTAAAGAGTAATAGGATCACCAGAGGATTCAGCAACGGCATGAAGAACTTCTGCAGTTAACCCAGATGTTGCACCAGTAATAGTAGTACCAACAAATAAATTTACACTTGTTACAGAACTACTACTGTGAGTATTTTCTAATTTGACATAATGGTAATCAGTATATAATGATAGTTTACCGTCTAAAACTCTATCACCATCTTTAAATGTATATTGGCCCAATTTATCAATTTGAGCTTGAAGTGCAGTTTGTAACTGAGTTAATTCTCTAGCCTGGACTGCGAAACCTGGTCGGAACAAAATTCTATGATAATTTTTTGTTTCGTCAAAGTCATCGTAATAAGGAGCGACGTTATATTGTTTTATATTACTAATAGCCATTTATATTTCTCTCGTTTCTAAATTCTAAATTAGAATTCAATAATGCATTTAATATCTTCAATCTGTGAAGCACTTCTATTAATTGGTGCTCTATTCTCCAAGAAGACTAATTGTCCACTACCTTTCACTACTTCTGCCGCATTAACTGCTGTACTAGCATGAGTAGTAGAAGAACCTCCAGTTGGATTCGAGCCTGTAATTACTTCATTGTTTGCAAATGCACCATAACCTGTTTTTGAATTTTGGTAATAATACAATTTTAAATTTGATGCATCAATTTCAACTAGGTATGCTTTGGCACCTGAAGTACCACCAGTAATAACTTGGTCAACTACAAAGTTTGTTACATTCTGGCCTGAAGCCAATTGAATATATTTAGTAGCTTTTAAAGTAGGTGAAGTAGCAACAGTTGTACCAGTTGAATAAGGATTCTTTACAATCACTACTTGCCTGAAATCATTACCGATTGTAATATCACCGCCGTCTGCTCCATCAAGTTGTGTATTTAAACCAACAAAGAAAGCACCCAGTTCTCCGACTGGATCTGTACCATGTCCTGATTGAGGAGCGATTACTGCTCTAGCACTAGCATCACCAGCACTAAAGGTAATATCTGAAACAGTATAATCTGAGCCCTTCGCGTTAACAGTAATACTTGCAACTGTTTGTGTAGAACCTGAACCACTCATTACTGCTGTTGCCGTAGCACCTGTGCCGTCTCCTGTAATAGTTACAGTAGGAGTTGCAGAATAGATACCACCATTAACAACTTCAATTCTTTCAATACCGGCAGCGGTAGTAGAATTATATGAAGCAACCTGAGAAGCAGTTTGTGGGTATCTAACATCTGTATCCAAAAGAGCAGTAGGAATACTTGCAGTTCCATTAGCTGCTACAGTAAAGTCTAATGTACTAACTGGCATATATGAATTTGTTAAGAATTTTTCTGAATCAGCTGTGGCAACTGTATACATGTATTTCCATGTGTAACCATCACCAAGTGCTACAGGATTAGTAGTTGTATGCACTGGTTGAGCACTAGTTGCACCACCACCGGCTTTAATACATTTATAAACTTTAAATTCAGAAGTGATACAATAAAACTTCTTATCGAAAATATCTGAATCATCTGAATCCCATGCAACGAAACTCTCTCCGTCTGCATAGTTATATCTTGGTACCACATGAGATACATCAGATGCGTTGATTAATTTCATAGCAATCATTTGCTGATATGCTTCATTAATATCATCTCTATGATCACCAGGTACGAAAGGAGTTGTATCAGTTAAATCACTTGTGGTATTGGACCAGGCATCAGATTTACCAATACCTAGATAAACACTAGTGCTTGCATCTGCTACATCTTCCTTGAAATTCTCCGCATTGAGAACTCTGAAAGGGGTTGTAATAATTGCTGCCATTTTAATTTATCCTATAAGTTACTTTCTTTTAATTTAAGTCTATAAAAGAATTTGTGTTATATCTATTTATACTATTTATATTGTTTGATTGTATGGTTTGACTTCCGAATTGTTCAATAGTCTGATTTAAATTAAACCTTCTATGACTATATTTAGGAACATTACCTTTATTATTAAAGTAGTTATTACTTTGTATAGTCCTTGTTCCATCTAAAAGATGATTGAGCATAACTTTTAAATACATGCCAGTCTCTTTTGCTCTTGATTCAATCACCATTGAAGAGCCTAATTTAACAACTGGATCTAAAACATAACCATTACCTTCATTGGTAATATTTATACTGGCTATTTCTGTTGGGGTCAGAAGAGGTACACATGTTGCACCACCACCGCCTCCGCCAATTATCTGTACATCAGGAATACCAAGATAACCAGAACCAGGATCTGTAATAAAGAGACCATCTACTTGGCCCACATCATTAATAATTGCTCTTGCAGTTGCTCTTGTACCACCACTACCTGTAGGTAATGCAATAGTAACTGACGGTTCACTCGTGTAGTTAGTACCTGTGCTAGTTAAACGCAGTAGTTCTACCGAAGTAGGTTCCATCACAAACTCTGCAGTTGCCTGTATATTACTTGTAAGTAAAACACCATCTTGATCAACTGCTGTAGGAGCGTCCAATGTAATAATAGGAGCCGAACGATATAATTTATTAGCATCTGTGGAATAAATTATGGCACCAACTTTACCAGCACCACTAGCAGGAGCAGGTACAGTAGCCGCTATTTCTGTATAACCACTACCACCTTGGTCTACAGTAATAGAATCAATACCACCTTCAACATTTAATACTGCAGTAGCCGCAGCACCGGTACCTGTACCAGAGAATGTAATTGTTGGGGGTGAAGTATAATTATGACCTTGGTTAACTATCTCTACCGCAGTCATGACTCCACTACTATTAATAACAGGCGAAAGAATTGCTGTCTTATTAATGAGAGCCTTTGGAGAAGGTCCAAACATAGCTGCGAACATCTCTACGAGTAATGGTAAGTCTTCCGCACCAATAACACCAGGTTGTATACCAGGCATAGAGGAGAGAGTAAACCTATTAGTTCTGCCATACGCATTCACTAATTGATCTACTATTAAGCCAGTCACCGGATTCTTAGTAGGTACATTAATACCCTTTTCTACCTTACCATCACCAAGAGCATCTCTTACCATATTAATAAGGATCAGAATCTCTCCAAAGAAGATAAATCCAGCAGGATGTACTAATCTGTTAAACGTATATTCCCAGTCAGTTAAATTTTTACCTGTTTTAATGAGGTAAGAATATTTTTGGTATCTGTAACTGTCATGTATCTTTATTTTCTTTTCAGAAAGAAATCCCTTATTAGAAATAAACTGATTAGTATCACTGAACCAATCTCCTGATGAAGGTATGAGAGTATTATCATAAGGTCTCTCAATTTCAACTTCTTCGTTAAAGAGTAACCTAAAGAATGTCTCAATAGAATCAGACGAACCTCTTACCTTATAGAAGTCTACGATTCTTTTATAAAGCGTATTTTTATTTACCAGTAGTCCTCTTGGAATGGCAGAGGCAATTTCTTTCTGCATCATTTCTAGGTACTGATGAGTCGCGTCTAGCTCACTATCAGAGTTCTTGTCAATGTCCATAAAGTCCTCTATGGCATTTAAGACATAAGAGGGACCAGGGCCTACCCAATTTTTAATCGGTGTGGTTAAACTTGCGACATCACCATTATAGGCAGATAAACCACTGATGGTCATTGTCTTGCCTATTTCAGATGTACTATTTCTTAATGAGCCAGGAAGTTCGTTACCATTTGATATAGCCACATTAGTACTATTGAGAGCCACTGTAGCAGTATTACCGTCTTGTCCCTTAATAGTTAATGTAGAACTACTACCCTGTTCATCTGTATAAAACTGATTGTTTTCATTGTTCGGATCAGAGATACGAAAACGTGCAACGCCATCCAAAACTAGGTCTGTATGAGTCTCATTTTGCTCATATATAAACTCATTGAGGTTCATGAAGTCGTAGTATTTTTCTAAGAGTAACTGAATACCCGTATCACCACTTGCTTCTAAAATCTCACTTGGTATTACCTGTTGTACTCTCAGGTTCTCTTTAGTCTTTTTCTTACTAGAGGCTAAAGTCTCGATATATCCTGGTGAGTTACTTTCTGACATATTATCTTAACCTTGAATTAGTTGTATAGTCGATTGAACCAGATGCACCTGCAGTAGAGATAGTATCAACCTCTGCAGATATAGACACATAAGTCTGATCAATATTTAATAACTGGTCTCTCTTAGGCGCAATATCCAAACTATTAGGAATCACTGTTACCTTAATATTTGTATTAGTATCTACAGCAAAATTATTAATAACCACTCTACCTGTAGAAGCTTCTATACTACCCGCATTATTAATCACTGTAATATTAGCACCATCAACTATCTTGTATACAATAACGGTTCTATTAGCAGACCCTGTAACCACCTTATCACCTAAGTAATGGTCAACACCCCCAATTTTAAATGCGGTAGAATTTAATATAAACTCTTTTTCGGAACCTGATTCAAAGATACCAGAAGCGTATGTTAGGTTAAAGTTATTCAGATTACGTGTAGTCTTAGCCGCTATAGTCTGGAACATATAAGGTCTGATAGTAGAGTTTAGAATAGACCTATCAGAACTATCTATGGCTTTCAATATTTGTGAGTACCTAAACACGCCATCAAATTTATTGAGGTTATTAAAGTTGTAGTCACTAATAGTATCTCTTACTACACCTTGTAGTTCAACATTAGTTCTATCTGTTAGGTTAGGGTTGTACTTAAAGAAGACATCAAGCTCTAAATTAGTAAAGTTAGGGTCTACAATTTCGGGCGTAATAGACACGATATTTTTGCCCTTTAATACGGTATCCTTAATTGTTAACTTTTCGGCAGCGGTCAAGGTGGCTCCTGTTAAAGGCTTAATGGCTACATATACCTTACCGAAATCAATAGGGTCATTATCTTCACCACCCCATGTACTAATAGAGGAGACATTAGAGAATGATTTAAGTATGATAGCTCTATAATCATCTGATGTAACGGCTCTATTTTGTGCAGTAAAGGTCAAGGGTGCGTTGAACCTAATAGACTCCATAGACTCTCTATCTGCACCACCCGCACTTGGAGTCACCGTAGTTACTGTATAGTTAGCGTTAACTAGTCCGCCAAGCGTAGATGATAGGGTAAACGTAGATGCCCCATTACTTTCATCACCATGCGTGTAGATATAATCTAAGGTAACGATATTATTATTAATAGGTTTCTTACCAATAACACCATCACCAAAGTATACTTCATACTTGCCGTTAGTGTTTTCTTGTATATAATGTATCTGTGAGGCAGAGTCTACATTTAAGAGTGATTCAAACCTACTATAAATGTCGTAGGTCAGTGCTTCTTCATTCTCTTGTACACGAACTCTTAATGTAGAAGTATCAACATCACTATCCGATATCTGGAATTTCTGTGACTCAATGTCATTATCAACTCTGTATAAGAGAGATTTATAGGTACCTTCGGCAATCTCTACGGTATCAAATGTAAACTGTTGAGTCGCACTACCTGTAACCGTTTGAGAGTTTACTACAACATACTGATATGTTTCTCCCTGTACCGTAGTAGTGAGTTTAGTACCTCTTGGTAGAGTTAATGTAGTGGGGAAAGAAGGACCTGCACTATTGTCAACCACTAATTTAATAGTAGCCTTAGGTGCAAGTACCGATCTTGGTACATATCCTAGTAATTTAGCCCTTGTGACCACATTACCACGTATCTGTGCAGAGTCAAGAAAGGCTTCATTTAATGAATAGTGTGCAGCAACGGCATTATAATGTGTATTATATGCAAGTACATCAAGGAGTGTTGACAAGCCACTACCTTCAAAGTTATAATCATTAAACTCCGTCTGTTGCTTAAGATAATTCTTTAGGTTATCTTTAATCTGATCGAAATCAAGTTCTGTTACATTTAAATTAGTTGCCATAATTCTACCTTAATCTGCGTAATACAATCTCGACTGTTGCCTCTTGGTCAGACTGTTTAATTAAAAATTTTACTGTTATTCTATATGCGTTCTTATCAGCCAAGTCATCAACCGCCACATATATAGGTTGTACTCTAGGTTCAGCCTTAATAACTCTTCTGATATTATCCTCTAATGCAAGTTCTGTTATGGCATCAGCAGGTTCAAATAATAAACCCCTTAAATTAGCACCTGTACTAGGTTGAAAGGGACGTTCATGGAAGTTGGTTAATATTAAGTTCTTTAAAGCATTCTTAACCGCTTGGTCATCCCGTAGTGGTACAATGTCTTGTCTGATTTTATGTACTGTCAGCTTTAAGTCTAAATCACTATAACCCTTTGCACGAGATACATTAGATGATTTATATACTCTACCAGAAACACTCCTATCCGATAAGATAGCAGGAGAAGTGATTATGTCGCCGTCGTTTATATTAGCCATATAGTTATTTATACCTTTTATGTAAGTGTTTAATCAGGCTTCTTTGTTTTACCAGCAGAAGAACCACCTGATATAGTATGTGTATGAGTGGCCAACGTAGCCCCACTATCCTTAATGGTATCACTCGCCACAATGGTACTACTATTAGTCTGTGCTCCTGTCACAGCTAAGGTGTCCTGAAGCGTAGTTGCGGCAGATACCGTTAGGGTACCAGTAATAGTAGTATTACCATCTATGTTCACGATATCGTTTACTGCGTCTATTAGCACCGTGCCTTGTTCATTGATATTAATTACTGTACCACTCTTGTGTTTGATTTCAATCTCAGCACCGGTCATCTTAAATTTATGTAGGTCTTTATGAGTAATCTCTATTCGTTCCTCACCAGGCTCATTATCAAACTCTACTATATGCAGACCCTCTGTCTTATGTACCTTATTATTAGGGTAGTGCTCATTCGTCTCTATAGGTAAATCACTAATACCTGCCGTCTCAGAAGCAAAGGTTCCCATGATAACAGGGTCTTGAGCACTATTACCGTCTCGGAAGAATCCAATCACCCACGACCCTACCATTAATTGATGATTCCCTCCAATACCCTGCATAGAAGCAAACGTATTAGGCATCATTACAGTAGCCCATGGTAAGTGTTCTTTCTCTATAGTAGAATCATAGTAACCAAAAGGTAATACTCGCACTCTATTTGATTTATTCGGATCAGATACATCTCTGACCTCACCTATAAACCATGCAAACTGTCCACCTACGAACATATCATTTTGTAGCATCTAAATCCACCTCACTAGAATCTTTTTGAATCGTTAAGTATTGATAGAATCCCTTATCAAATATGTGTTCTATCTGTGTCACTAAGTAGACACCTGATTGGAGTTTATCTATGCCAGACCCCTCTGCATCTTCTTGGGCCTTTCTTATCTCCACTTTAATCTTTTTCCCTACGCTCATATCAAAGTCACCCGCAATCTGAATGGTATGTTTCTGGTAATTAAGGTTCTCCAAGTAAGCCATTGCCTTAGGTAAGTCGGCTGGAGAAGGGCTCATATAGTTCTGAGAGTCATTAAAGGCCTTTGAATTCAGGGATATAAAATAACTCTTTGACTCGCTATACGAAGAAAATATAGCATCCTGCACCTTCGCCCTTTCTGATACGCTAAATGGTATGTGTTGATTTAACCGTAAATTACTCCCACTATATGCATATACATTCTTTGAATACTTCTTCTCGGATACATCTATTGTATGCAGTGTTGCCCCATATGCCCCATTATAAGCCGATAGAAACTTGCCTTGATGGTAATCTGATGTAATATCTCTTATATTAGTCCTTTCATACTCGTAGCCTTCTTCTGTTTCTAATGCTATATCTGTATCAATGAATGGACTATATGTATAGGTATCATATGTATCTGCTCCTAAGAGAGCTTTATATGATTTACAGTGTATTTGTGCGTTATTATTCAATGTCTGATAGTAAAAGAATGGTGTGCTTTGATCGAAACACTGCCTTAATAGCCATTGAATACCCTGCAGAGGTCTGACATTCGGAAAGATACCCTTAATAATGTTTTTAGATCCTTCTGAGCTTTCTACTTTAACATCTAATATGCTTTTACTAATATACTTTATTACTTCTAATGGAGTGCCGTTAAAAGGAGTTTTTAATAGCTTTAGATTATTAATATACATGTGCTCTGTGACGCAACGAATGTTATATGTAGACAGGCCAGGCTTTATGTAGACAGGCCAGGCTTAAGTCTCTTATAATTAAAGATCTCTGCTATACGCGTGGCTATTGTGAATGATTTCGTTTCCTTGCTAGGTTCTTTTCTCTTGACTTTAATACTGATCTGCTCGTTACCTGATAGCTTAAGTTTCTCCATTACATTTAATGTATCACCTACAGATAATATGATCTCTAGCCCTGGTGACTCTAATGATTCTATAACAGAGAAATACGCAACCATATTTGTAATATCATAAAGATAAGGTGTATTTGATTCATTCTTTACGTTATTGGCTTCTAATGTAATACCTACAACTTCATATGTTGTGGGAGTAGATGCAACGCCGTCAGGTCCTACTCTATTCTGTGATAGACTACTCATTTAATAAGCTCTCGAAGTTTTCTATGAATCTGCCGATGAAATTAGGGTTAATGACTCTGATTTTACTACGCTCTTCATTTAAATCATTAACATATTGTCTATTAGAAACTGCTTTTAAATTGGCAGCAGGTGTTGCGACTGTCTGATTAATAAAGGTCATATTAGTATACTCTCTATTGACCCCATCCTCATCTGTAATATAATAGTGATGTGGTGCATCTGCATAGTTAAACACTTCATATGAACTCACACTATCATTTGTGGTTGATCCAACTAATAGCTCGTAATTATTATTATTAACAGCACCATCGCCTGAATATCTATTAGTATTCTGCATATCTTGAATGATTAATTGATTCATATCAAGATTTTTCTTTGTCAGTGTACCTACTGCATTTGATACAGACCCTGTGATTGTTTCTCCTAACTGAAATTTACCAGATAAAGAGTCTCTGAATTCACTAATGGTACCATCTCCTGTTCGTACAATAACAGGATTAGTTGTAACTGCATACCCATTATACTGTTCTTTTATATAATCAAATAACTGTTCTTGTGATAATGGCCACACTTTATATCCATCATGTAAAAATTCATTAATAACAAAGAATGTCCAATAGAAATCAGGTGTACCATATAACCTTTGTGATACAGTATCAGGTCTTTCGCCGTTTTTAATTTCATAGAATTTATATAATGATGGATTGTCTACATAATTCTGCAGTGGTCTTACATTACGAAAGATATTAACCATACGCATGATTGACCCATCTTTCTTTAGGTCATAGTTAATGGTAGGGAATTGTCTAAAAAAGCTCATATTTACGCCTCTGATTTACTCTTTGGATAATCAAATTTCTGTTGTACATTACTTGGTGGTCTTTCTGCACCACC